GTGATTGGTCTGGGCCAGATTTGGATGCGTTACGAGGTCGAGATCGAAGAGGAGGAGGTTCCTGCGGTCTTCGATGAGATGGGCAACGAGATTGCTCCCATGCAAATGGTCGAGAGCATCAAGGAAGAGGATGCGTGCGTTGACTATGTGCATTGGAAGGACTTTTTTTACAGTCCTGCTCGTACATGGACGGAAGTGCGCTGGGTAGCGCGGCGCGTCTACATGACCAAGGACCAGCTAGAGGCGCGGTTTGGCGAGGAGATCGCCAAGGTGGTGCCTTTGCAAAAGCCTGCGTCCAAGACTGACGATAAGCAGCAGCCGCAGCATGACCCGTGGGCTAAGGCTGAGGTGTACGAAATCTGGTGCAAGGAGCACGAAAAGGTCTATTGGTACTCGCCGGGTACTGAGGTCATCTTGGACGTCAAGGATGACCCGCTGGACTTGGAAAACTTCTTCCCGTGTCCGAAGCCCATTGCCGCAAACACCACGACAAGCAACTTTGTCCCGCGTGCTGACTACATCTTTGCGCAGGATCAGTTCAACGAGCTGGATGAAATTAACACCCGTATTACCTGGCTTACGCGTGCGGCCAAGGTGGTGGGCGTGTATGACAAGAGCGCTGATGGTATTCAACGCATGTTCCAGCAGGCGGCTGAGAACCAGTTGATTCCTGTGGATAACTGGGCGATGTTCGCTGAGTCTGGCGGCATCAAGGGCAAGGTTGACTGGGTGCCGATTGATCAGGTGGTCAACGCCATCAATCAGTTGCGCGTGTATCGCGGCGACAAGACGCAGCAGATTTACGAGGTGCTGGGCATCTCGGACATCATGCGCGGCAGCACCAACGCCAATGAGACGGCAAGCGCCCAGCAGTTGAAGGCGCAGTTTGGGTCCACGCGCATTCAGTTGATGCAGTTCTACATTGCTGAGTGGATCAGCGAGGCTTTGCGTATCAAGGCCGAGATCATCTGCAAGCACTTCCAGCCTGAGACGATCATTGAGCGCTCAAACGTCATGCGCACGCCGGATGCGCCGTTTGCGCAGGCTGCGATTGCGTTGCTGAAGGATGAGCACGTTTCTCAGTACCGCATCAAGGTCGAGGCTGACTCGATGGCTGCGATGGACTGGGCTGCTGAGCGGGACGCGGCTGTGCAGTTCATGAACGGCCTGGGCGCTTTCATTTCTCAAGTCGCGCCGATGGCTCAGCAGGTGCCCGAGGCTGGGCCGTATCTGATGCGCATGATGCAGTGGGCGGTATCCAAGTTCCGCGTTAGCACGCAGATCGAGTCGATCTTGGATCAAGCTGTTGCAGGAATGCAACAGAAGCTGCAGACGCCTCCGCCGCCTCCGCAGCCTGATCCTGACACGGTGATTAAGGCGCAGATTGAGCAGGCCAAGATTCAGAGCGCCGAGAAGATTGCGATGATGGAAGCGCAGTCGGATCAGCAGATTGCGAGCCTGAAGGCCAGCGTGGAGTTGCAGAAGATCGAGATGAAGGCTGCGATTGACGGCGTGACGCAGCAGTACCAGCAGATCATGCAGGCCATGAATACGACTGGGCAGATGGCGCCACAGTTGGAGCAGTTGGCGGGTGCTGTGGCTCAGTTGGCGCAGGGGTCTGCTCAGAGTAACGAAATGTCTGCGATGCAGATGCAGACGTTGATGGACAGGCTCAGTCGCAAGACCAAGCGTGTCCCAATCAGGGATGAAAACGGCGACATCGTGGAAGTTCGGGAAGTCGAGGATGACGCACCGGACGGGATGGCGATGCTGCCGCAACCTCAAGGGGCGATGAATGCCGGATTTGTCGGGTGATGTGGGTGAGTTGAGCTTCAAGGTTCAGATCACACGCGCTGAGACAGGGAAAGTCGAAGAGTTCACGCTCGTCGGCAAGATTACTGAAGCACAACTGAAGGAGTTGACCGATGGCGGTGACGCACTCGACGGCAGCACGGAACGCTGCAACTGACGCTGTAACGGCGTTGATTGGCACCAGCGGGCGTCTGGTGTTTCGCCTGTCTGGCACGGTGGGCTCGCCTGGCACGGCGGTGGCTACGCTGGTGCTGAGCGCCACTGCGTTTGCTGCCGCGTCTACCGGCACTGCCACGGCCAACGCGATTACCAGCGACACCAACGCTGCGGGTAACGCTTCGCCTGTGGCGACTGCAACCCTGCAGACGTCTGGCGGCACGGTGGTGATTCACTGCCAAGTTGCTGCATCCGGTCAAGACATCAACATGACCAACGGTCTGACGGTGGCAGCGGGCGACACCGTGAGCTGCAGCTCGCTGACCTACACTGCACTGAGCGCGTAGTCATGGCGCTGCCAAACGACGCAATCAACGTCACCCCTGGCTCGGGTGCCGTTGTCGCCACGCAGTTGGTGTCGGCCAAGGAGTACCAGGTCGTCATGCTGGCCTATCCTGACGGCCACATCAACGGCAGCCTGCCCCAGTACCGCATGATCTGCCCAGCGCAGGCCGTGGGTGCCAACAAGGTCTTCTTGGACTTGTTCAACGCCACAGGCAGCGGCGGGACGCTTCGCATCTTGTCGGCCTATTGTTTTGTGGACAACGACACGGCAGTCACCGGCACCTTGGGTGTTGAGATCAGCCTGACTCGCACTACGGCAGTGGGCACAGGCGGCACAGCAGCAACGTTGGACGGCACCTCGTTGACGGCCATCACCATCAGCGAGATGGACACAAACAACCCGGCTTTGTCCGCCAACATCACGGCGGCGCGAGAACTCGGGCCTGCGGTTCGTGCAGGGCACCGTGGCCTCGGTTGGTAACCTGTCGTTCGAGATCACTTTCGAGGTGTTCTAAACCGTGCTGCTGCCGCTGCTTCTTGGTCAGGGCACGGCAGGGCCGGTAACGCACGACACCAGCGGCGCGTTAGCTGGGCAAAGTTCAACTGTTGCCGGTTCATCGGCACGTTTCCGTGCCTTCGCTACCAGCGGCACGCTGACCGGCCAAGGTTCTACGCTCAGCGGGGCCGCTGCGCGTGCAGCAGGTGCTGTCACACACGCCACCAGCGGAACACTAACGGGCCAGCTTGGCAGCGTTGTTGGCGCCGCGTCCAACTTTACGCCGCACGCCACCAGCGGCGTATTGGCTGGGCCTGGCACATTACTCGCAGGTGATGCGACCAACTTCCGTGCGTTTGCAACATCTGGCGCACTGACAGGCCAAGGCTCTGCAGTTACTGGCGCGGCGCTTTATTCGCGCAAGCACACCACAGATGGTGTGTTGTCTGGAAGCAACGCCATCATTGTCGGCAGCGCGGATGTGCAGCCGTTCGCCGCGCCTGTACACGATACGACTGGCGCGTTGGAGGGCAGTGGCGCGGTAATCGTTGGCGAAGCCGATCCGGTAGTGCCGCAGTTTGTGCTGCAGGTTGGCGAAGGCATGATGGGCTTTCGCCAGCGCAAGAAAGAGCGCGAAGACCGCGAAGAACTGCGCAAGCTCATTGAGCGCACTGTCAACCCGATTCAGGCTCCAGCGGCCAAGGTTGTCACGGTCAAGGATAAGATCACCGTCATCCCAGAAGGCGGCGACAGCGTTTCGTTCCCAATTCCGGATGGTGGTGCGGCATCTGGAACGTATGGGCGTTGAGGCGCAGCGCACGCGCCAAGCGCAAGCCCGTGCTCAGGCTCGGATTGTCATCGAGCGCATTAAAGCGGAAAATGAGCGCCGGTTGCGAAAACGCCGACGCGATGAGGAAATCCTCTTGTTGATGTGAGGCACTGAATGAGCCTGTTTCCAATAGTCGATGGGCGAGCGCGTTTTGACGCCTCATCCAACGCCAGCAGCGATAGTTATTCGGCGGGGATTCGTTTCACGCCGGAAGGCGCTGCGCGTTCAACAACCAACACGGGGACGTCTTTCAACCAGGGCATCCCGATGTCTGAAAGCGGCCAAGTGTCGCTGGTGGATGCGTCTTCTGGGCTGCCTGCCAACGTGGTGTGGTTAAGTGGTCTGCCCATCAGCGGAGACAAGGTTTGCATCAGCAACAAGCCAGTGTCTGTTGTCTCCAGCGGCATCCCGTATGACTCTGCGGGCGCTGTGGCTGCGACGGTGGCGCCGATTACCACCAACGCTACGCTGGACTTGGTGTTTGCGGGCGTGTCCAACGACTTGTTGAGTCCGTCTTACACGCTGACAACTGACTTCATTACGCCTCAGTATCAAGTTGGTGCTCAATACAGCGTTTGGGACAACGGCCTGGTGCAGAAGAACTTCGCCGACATCGTGACGTTCACCCGAGCGTCCACCGGCACCTACTTCAACTCTGCGGGCACGCTGACCTCTGCTGCGGTAAACGAAGCTCGGTTCGACTTCAACCCTTCGACGCTTGCTGCACAGGGCTTGTTGATTGAGGAGTCCCGCACCAATTCCATTCGGAATAACACGATGGTGGGTGCGGTGGCGGGTACGCCTGGGACAGATCCAACGAATTGGGTTACTTCCTACGGAGCACTTACACAGCAAATTGTTGGAACAGGGACTGAAAACGGCATTGCGTACATTGACTATAGATATTCTGGAACGCTTACGGGATCGATAGTTATTAGGCCGGATTCTGAAAGTCAAGTTGTTGCTTCTTCCGGGCAGGCTTGGACTGGCAGCGCGTATG